GGAAGGTCAAAAAGTCAACTATCCTGTAGTACAGGCCCCAAAAAATACGCACCCAATACTTTCTTCTGTAATACATGGCCGTACGCACACCACCCCCGCTATCGCTACGGCACGCACAGGGTGAAGTTTTCAACAGCGACGTACGTTTTCGCGTACTGGTCGCAGGCCGCCGCTTCGGAAAGTCCTACCTAGCCTGCATCGAACTCTTGCGTGGAGCGATTGCCAGCCCCGGCGAGACCTTCTTTTACTGCGCCCCGACTTACCGCATGGCAAAGGACATTGCCTGGAAAGTCATGAAACGTATTGTCCCCGCAGCTTGGATCAAATCCAAGAACGAAACGGACCTCAAGCTGGAACTTGTCAACGGTTCCACGATCGAACTAAAGGGCACAGAAAACGCAATGGCACTACGAGGCCGCAGCCTTTCGGGCGTGGTCCTTGACGAAGCCGCATTTATGGACGCCGCTGTCTGGTTCGAGGTGATCCGCCCCGCATTAGCGGACAAACAGGGCTGGGCACTATTCATTTCCACGCCCGATGGAACGGCCAGCTGGTTCTACGAGCTATGGCAGTACTGCATCACAGGCGACACGAACTGGAAACGGTGGAGCTTCACTACAATTGAAGGCGGCAACGTCCCACCGGAAGAAATCGAAGCTGCACGGGGTCAACTGGACCCCCGAACTTTCCGCCAAGAGTTCGAGGCCAGCTTTGAAAACCTATCCGGTCTCGTTGCCGTCTCATTTGGTGACGCCAACATCAGCACCGCCGCAAAGGACATCCCAATCCTGCCGCTACTACTAGGCGTCGATTTCAACGTGGACCCAATGACCGGAATCTGCGCGGTCAAGGACAACGACACCCTCTACGTGTTCGACGAAATCCACCTAACGGGCGGCGCCACTACCTGGGACTTCACGGAAGAAGTAATCCGCCGCTTCGGCCTGGAACGCCGCATCATGGCCTGCCCGGACCCCACGGGCGGCGCCCGCAAAACCCAAGGCGTAGGCGCAACAGACCACAACATCCTACGAAAATCAGGATTCCGCGTCTGCGCCCCACGCAGCCCATGGAAAGTACGCGACAAAATCACCGCCGTAAACACCGCATTACTAGACGCCACTGGAACGCGCCGCTGCTTAATCCACCCCCGCTGCAAGGAACTAATCAAGTCATTCCGCAGCCTGACCTATGCCCCTGGGACGGGCCTACCAAACAAAAACCTTGGCGTAGACCACGCATTTGACGCCTTCGGTTATCTATGCCTACAACAATTCAACCTGGCAAAATCAGGCGTAATGGGCACAACTTCCTATAGGTTGTATTGAGCTACATGAACTAATGGTTAATTACGAGGGACCAAAAAAGCGAACCCGTGGTGATAAACGCGCCCAGGAATACATCGAGGCACGCCAACGCCGCATGTACCGCCACCAACTGGACGGGCACAGCGTGCGCCAAATCGTATATGAACACAGCGCCCGCGAAGGAATTAGCATCCCCACTGCCTGGCGCGACTGGGACCAAGTAAAACAGTGGACCGAAGAGGACTGGATCCGCGACCGCGAAGCAATGCTGGGCCGCATCCAAACCATGCGTCTCCGCGTCGTCCACGCCGCGATGAAAAAGGGCCACTACCAAGTCGCCGCCCAAGTTCTGGATTCCCTGGGCCGCGTTTTAGGCGAAAACACACCCGAACAAGTATCAGTCCAAGTGCCTTCCCTAAGTATCCAAGTAGAACCCAAAGTAGTCACCGCCCAACTACCCGAAAGCGACGTAATCGAAGCCGAAATAACACCCCAAAAGGAAGTAGATTCAGCTAAACCCACCCCATAAATCAATGCCCGGACACTACGGCCAAGGCAAAAAGAGCAAGCCCAAGGGAAAAAAAGGCCCCAAGAAGTAGAATATGAACAGCTGTCGCGATTTCCATGGCAAAACGCGGTCTATACGCCAATATCCACGCTAAACGTAAGCGCATCAAGGCTGGCGCGGACGAAAGTATGCGTAAACCAGGCTCAAAAGGCGCCCCAACCGCTGGAGCGTTCAAAAAAGCAGCCAAAACGGCCAAAAAGCGTACACCAAAGGGCAAAAAGTAGTGCGTTTAAGGCTAGTAAACATACGCTATGCTCAAGTAAATAAGTAGTGCGTGACGTGCAATGGCACTTTTCCCGTTCAGTACAAAACAATTAGACACGCTAACGGCTGTAGGAGTGACTACTGCAGTACGCCTTAAAACCAATCAAGTCACATTTCAGGTAACAACCACAGGCATTGGTACGGATGCCGTGTTGCGTTTTGAAGGAAGCCTTGACAATACCTATTTCTTTAATTTAGCTAGTACAGAAGCCGATACAACGATCAGCGCAGACGGGACAACTGGATACAGCGTTAGCGATCTGCCCCTACAGTACGTTCGAGTGCGCCTAGTGAGTTTTACAGGCGGAACTCCCAGTGTTACAACCAAAGTAGGAGGGCTGTAATCCATGGCTAAGAGTTTAGGCGGCAATCTAATTGCGGGCGGCGGCAGTATTGAGACAGCAACAGACTTTTCGTTGCGACCGAGTAGTGCCCAACGAACATGGATCTATTCATCCAGCAGCTTAACAAATCCAGGAACCGGCCTGATCTCCAACTGGACCGGCACCTCCTGGATGGTGAACATCACAGACAATAACGGTGACGATGCAAGCGCTATGCAAAGCGCAAGCGGAGTGCTGAACGTAACGGTCTACATTAACGGCGTGTCAACCTACGTCGGTACTACGCTGTCAGGTGGATGGGCCAACCAGAACGGCACTAGATCCGGCATTCAGTTTGCTGACGACAGCTGGAAGTCTTCGCTATCAGGTGGCGAAGAGATAACCCTAGAGATGGCGATGTTCTCGTCAGGGGATGCGCCACTTGCTGACGGCGACATCCTTCAATGGGTGAATGCCGATTCCAAGTTTAAGCCTACTCAGCTTACGGCTGCTGGCACGAGAACAACCCTAGACATCGGTGAATACGCCGACGACGCAGCAGCGGGCACGGGCGGCGTTGCCTCCGGGGCTTTGTACTACAACACTACGAGTAGTTCTTACGTCCTGAAGTCTTGATGGGTACTCGAATCGTCACCGGCTTCTGCACACACCTTGAGGTGGACTCCGAAAGCCGCACCACCGAAGCCTCTTTCGCCTTCATGACACCCCAAGATCCCGAGGACTTCGCCGGTCTGATGGTGCGTCTTGCCAGCGGCATCGAAGTAATGATCGAAGTGGAAGACGAAGATGATTGAGTATCGCCGCTAATATTAAAAGAGGTAAAATGTCCGCCACTTACTGGGCAAATCGCGAGAAATGGTGACTAAGTGACGTATTCAGTTCCCGGCCAAATCCGCACCCACCTTGTAAGTTCCAACACCCTTGGTGGAGCGGACAGTCCGTTCACCCGCACGCAAGCGGTGCTGGACATGATGAAGGGCTGGGAAATAATGAAGGCCGTCACCCTTGGGACGGAATACCTCCGCGAAAACAGCGAAGCCTTTCTACCAATCGAGCCCCGCGAGGACTACACGGCGTATTTAGCCCGCGTAAACCGCGCCGTATTTTCACCATTTACCCAGCGCCTGGTTCGTGCTGCTGCGGGATTAATTCTGCGTAAACCGATCAGTTTGGTAGGCGATTCATACTGGACAAATATTTTTGCAAAGGACGTTGACGGTTGCGGCTCCGACGTAGACGAGTATGCCCGCCGCCTGCTGCTGTGCTCACTAACCTACGGGCATTGTCATACATTAGTAGATTTTCCGGCCCCAACGGGTGCCCGCAGCCTTGCAGAAGAGCGCGAACTCAATCGCCGCCCGTACTGGATCGAAGTTGACCCCACCAACATCTACGGCTGGCGCTTGGACCGTGAAGTAAACTACGGCAATTTAGTACAGGTCCGCATCAAGGAAAAGGCAGTAGTGCCTGACGGCGAATTTGGCGAAAAGGTATATGACCAGATACGTGTAATCGAGCCCGGCCAGTACCGCATATATCGCCAAGTCGAAACTAAAAAGGATATGCAAGGGGGTTTCCCCTATCCAAACGCTTTCGACGCAACGGATGCCACCTCAGACTACGAGCTAGTGGAATCAGGCGACTACAGCCTGGGCCAAATCCCACTTGTCACAACATATGCAGGCAAGGTTGACACCCTTACAAGTAAGCCGCCCTTACTTGACATTGCGTATTTAAACCTGGCTCATTTTCAACGCCAAGCCGACTTAATCCACAGCCTGCACATTGCTAGTCAACCAATCCTTGTGCTCGAAGGCTGGGACGACCAATCAAAAGACGTAGCTGTGAGCGTCAATTACGCGATGGCAAGCCAGCCTGGCAACAAGGTTTATTACGTCGAACCAGCGGCAAACGCATTTGAAGCACAATCCAACGAAATCCGCGAGCTACAAATGCAGATGGCAACGCTTGGAATCAGCACATTAAGCCAGCAAAAGTTTGTTGCCGAATCTGCCGACGCCCGCCGCTTGGATCGTGTCGATACAAACTCAATGCTGTCGATGGTATCTCTTGACCTGGAACAGTCCCTACAAAAGGCATTTAATCTCGCCGCCGACTATGTAGGGATCGCACCACCAGAGGTAAGCATCAGCCGCGACTTTGACATCGACCGTTTAATTGGGCAGGACGTAACCGCGCTGACGGCATTGTTCGACCAAGGTGTTTTGGGGCGTGACGAATTCCGTCAAATCCTGGTCCAGGGTGAAATTTTGCCTACTGCTAGTGAGGAACAAAGCGGTGAGACCAAAACTCAAGACGCCAAGGAAGAATAATCGCATACCCATAGGTTCTTGTAAACTACATAAGTAGACTAAACAAGTACATGGAGTATGCCTACATGGGTAAGTCCTTAGAAAAGGTTACTAAGCCTGACGGTTCCGAAGTATGGGAACTCGTCGAGCTACGCGAACCGCAACCTAAACCCGAGGTATGCAAAGCTGTTCGTAAGCGCAAGCCATCAAAGCCTGCGGAAGAAACCCCTACTACCACTTTTGACTTCTGACTATGGAAGAGCACGTCATCCAGGAAACGCCTGTGGCGAGTCCTGACCAGCCCGTGGCTGCAGCCGACACCGCTCCACAGCAACCAGACCCTGCGCTTGCTGTAAAAGCCGAATACGAGACCCAGCTTGTCGCCTTAAAACAGCAGGCAACTGAAGCCGAGGAACGTTTCCAAGGCATCAAATCCAAGCTGGACGACGTATACAAAAAGCAGGACGACCAGCGCAAACAAACGCTGGAAGACCAAGGCCAGTGGAAAGACCTCTGGGAAGAGGCTAACAAAAGCGCCCAAGAGAAGGACACACAAATCAATGCATTGGAACGCCAACTAGCAGACCTAAAGGTTTCTAACGAAGAGGCATCCATGCGTACAAAAGCGTTATCAGCAATCAGCCAAGCCGGTGCCATCAACGCCGAGCAAATGCTGCTGCTGGTACAAAACAACCTGCACAAAAAGGACAACGGCGACGTTGTAATTTTGGACAAAGGTGTTGAACAGGATATTACTAACTATCTAGGCAATTTAAAAAACCCTGGTTCAGGTTTTGAGCACCACTTTAAGCCCAGCAGTGCTGCTGGCATGGGGGCCAAGCCGACACCAAATTCTGTCATTGCCCCTGGGATGCCCAATCCATTTAAGGCCGGTAGTATTAACATAACGAGACAAATGCAACTAAAAGCAGAGGAGCCTGAACTTGCAGCTGTGCTGGAACGGGAAGCTTCTTTGTAGCCCCGGTGGGGCGTGTCTCACCAAGTCCGTGGCTTGGACCCCGCACACACCTTTAACGTTGGTTTTCTAAGATGGCCGCCCCATTTCAGAATTATTCCGGCGGTGTCCTACTCGCGGACATCGTAAAGAGGAATAATCTCAGCACCTATGTGTCTGAGGCAGTAAAAGAGCGCAGCTTGTTTATCAAGTCTGGCGCTGTTGTTCGTAATCCTTTGCTGGATGCCCGCGAAGGCGGCACCCGCATCCAAGTCCCTGAGTTCAATCCTGTATCTCCAACTGAGGAGATCATGGACGGTACAGCTACGTGGGGCACAAGCACCGCTGGCTACCTGACTCCCCAGAAGATCGGCACCGGCACCCAGATTGCTTCCATCTGCCACCGCGGTTTCGCGTATGCAGTGGACGACGTTGCAATGTTGGCAGCGGGCGAAGACCCAATGCTTCACATTCGCAACCAACTTGCCGATGCAATCAACAAGTTGAACAGCGCACGCCTGTTCTCCCAGCTTGCTGGTTTGTTTGGTACTGCACTGTCTGCCCATTCTTTGGACAAGGCAATTGCAGCAACATCAGGACAAGGCGAAGCCAACTTCCTGACCGCAGCCAATTTGGCTGAGGCCCGCGCTGCCCTTGGCGAGCGTGGTGATGAGCTGGACACCTTGATTGTCCACCCATCCGTTGGTTTCTACCTGTATCAAGTTGGCCTCCTTACTTTCAGCACCTCCGCACTGGCCGCTTCTGGCGCAGTGACCTGGGGCGGTGGCGGCGTCGGCGTTGGAGCCCGCTCCATCGGCGAATTTGCTGGCTGCAACGTGATCATGGACCCACAGGTAAACACTGTGATCCCTGGCACGGCAACCCACGTCAAGGAGTTCCGCTGCTTCCTGATGAAGGGTGGTTCAGTTCTGGAAGGCGTCCAGCAGGATCTGCGT